CATTAGACGCTGACTCAGCGGCGGCAGAAGCTGAAGAAGCGGCGTTGGTAGCCTGAGTAGTGACGGCTGTGACTGTCGCATCAGTCGTAGAATCCCCTGCTCCACCTATACCACGATATAGTGCCATTGAAATCTCCAGTTATAGAATTAGGAAGACCCCTCCGAAGAGGGGCCTGGGGGTTTACTTAGGCGTTGAAAACCAAAGTAAGTGCTGACTCAGGACGTAAAACCTTTACGCCGTACAGAGTGTCAGCAGTGAACAGATCAGCAAGATACTGTTGCATATACTGAGTCTGTGAACGAACACCCATTTGCTCTACGAATACCATCGCATCGCGGTGTCCAAGGATACCTTCGATAACTGGGCAGTTTGTAGAGACATAAATGTCAATACCGTACAGAGAACCAATGTTACCATTCACTGTTGGCTGACCTGATACGAAATCAGATGAGTTGTAGCGAGTGATACCACGGATTGTTTGTACAACTGAAGGAGGTACAACCAGGAAACGACCGTCCATTGGCGTGTCGTTGTCATCTAGCTCTTTCACAGCTTCACGGAAGCCTATGTCAGAGAAGATGTCAGCCGCAGCTACAGTGTCAACAGCATAAGCTGTCAAGTTTGTAGAATCATCCATGTAGAATGAATTGCTGTGTACCCAGTCAGCACCGTCAGAGTCTCCGAAAGACTTACCAAGAGCGAACAGGTCAGTATCAACCTGCTTTGCCAACGCATAACCTGCGTCTGAAGTGTAGAACTGACGAAGTGAAGACAGAGCTTGCACGTCAGTGATGTCTTCGATCAAACGAGAATACTCGTAATGCTGATCGATAGCGACTTGCACTTCTGATTCAGTGTTAGTGATCAAAGTCACTTGGTTTTCTGAAGTCTTTGCAGACGCATCGCCACGAGTAGGCTTAGGGATATGGATAGTATCGCCTTTCTTGCCTGTCATTGGCATACGGTTTACAAGATTAGCCAAAACGAGAGACTTCTCGTAGGCCGCGATGATCTCGTCAGACCAAATCTCTGGGATAAAAGTAGCCGCAGTAGTATTGGTGACGGAGTTGGTTGGAGAAAATTCACCTGCCATTTTAAGCTCCTTAATGCTTTAGTAGGTTAGCGCACTCGTCCATCAGCGTAAGCTTTCATAATTTCTGGTTGAAGCTGTTGATAACGCTTAGGATCAGATTGCATAAGTTTAATAATATCAGCACGACGATAGATTTTACGACTTGGTGCTTCTGTTGATCCTGAAGAAGTTCCAGTAGATGCTGCTTTTAGTTGTCGTTTACGATCTTGCTCTTGTACTTTAGCTGTTTCAGAAACTAAGTTAGTACGCTCTTTCCAAAGTGTAATTAACTCATTAGCCGCTTCAAAGTCAAAGTATTTATCAGCACGTTCGTATAATTCACGACGAACAGCAGTACTGTCCTTCCATTCTTGAAATTTGACATCTTGAATTACATTAAGAAAATCAGGATGACTATTTGTCAATTGAGCTAATACTTGTTGTTGCTTCATAGCCATTGAAGTTTCTTCAGCTTGTTTAAGCTTAGGATGATTTTCAATTGCTTTTGCAATAGCTCTTTCAGGATCTGAGAAAAAGTCTATTTCTTCGTCAGGTTCTTGTTGTGGGCTTGGGGCCGCTTGCATCTGAGACTTAACGAAATCATCAACAATCTTCCTCAATTCTCCAACTTCAGAACTTTGCCTTCCTAGAAGTTTCTCGGCTTCCTGATGCATCTGGACGATATCTTTGATATCTTTTCCTTTATACTTTTCAGGAATACCATTATCTTCTTCAGGCTCTTGAGTAGTCGCTAGGGTTGGCTCTTCAGCTTCTTGGACTTCCTCTGGTTCTTCAAATGAAGAAAACTGTTCGGTTTCTTGTTGATCTTCGGGTTTCGGATCAAGTAATTGTGCCATATTTTTAAACTCCGTGCTACAATAGCATTATGGAAAAATTATTTTCTAGCGGCTCTCTCGTGATCTCTAGCCCACTTATCATCAGCATCGGGCCATCCGACTCCTATGAAATGTGAAGATACACTTGAGATTATCCGCTGTGCGGTTTCACCACATTCTGGACAAGAAGCAAATGCATCAAACGCATCCACCCATTGTTCTTCAATGTGATGACATTGTGTGCATTTGAAATCATAACGCCTAATCATCATTAGACTCCATGTCAAATGCATTTTTTATCCCTGTCTCAAAACGTGTGATGTTCAATAGTGAACTTCGTTGTCCTTTGACAAAGGATAAATCTAAGTCATCTTTAATATCTTCGATGACGTAAGAATCTAATAGATCTTGTGCTTCAGTTACAAATTGTTTCCAACCTGGGTGTAAGAACAAGTCTAAGTAGTTCTCATAGTATTTTTCATCTTCAGGTGCTAACAAAAGCATTCTCCTGTATTATTAATATAGATATTATACCATAAAAAGCTTGATTTGTCAAGAGGCTTGTGCTATAGGAGCCCGTTTTTGTTGTGTTTTGGGTTTATTTGATTGCTCTTCTAAAGCTTTTATGCGTTCGTCATAGCTTTTAAGAATGGCATTCACTTGTTGTAGAATGTTATCCAGTTCTTGTTTAGTGACCATTATTGACCTCTCATTTGCATTTGTACTATATCTTCTTTTGTTTCAATCTCACGTTGCTTAAGTGCTAATTCAGCAATTTTTGCACGTTGATTAAACTCTTGCTCAGTAGGATCTTGACCCATACCTTTCATAACAGCAGCATACCGTTTGGTCTCACTATCCACAGGTAACAACTGTGTTTCAACTTGATTCTGCTCAATACGAGTCATAACTTCTTGTGTTTGAGCATTTGTATAATCAAGAATAGCTTGTTCTTTAGCCATCTGCATTTGTTGAGCCATTTGTTGCATTTGTTGAGCTTGTGGATTTGGCTGCATGGCTTGTTGTAAGCTTGCAATGATTTCTTCACGGTTGCTTAAGTTCATGTTATCCACAATCGCTTGGATCAACAGTGGGTACATTGGCGAGTCTTGACCCATCGTTTGTAGCAATTGTACAAGTTGTGTCACTTCATACTCACGGGCAATGATACCTAATGAACTAGAAGCAACAAACTTAAAGTCCTTCGCAGGATAACGCTCTGGATCAAACTGCATATAACGATACGCAACTTTTTGTACCAAAGGAATCAAGAAGGCTTCTTGGAAGTTAATCAATGTGCGCTTGTGACGCTTAATGATTGCACCAAGCGACATGGAGATACCTGCCGCTGTAGCATCTCCATTAATCGATCCTGGGATACCGGCGGCATCGATAGCTCCAGTAGCCATCTGGACCATTTGCTGCAGAGTCGCTGATTGATTAAATGTATTTGCATCAACACGACCGAAGTTAAATGGTTGTAAGATTTCTGAAGGGTTTCCGTTTGTTAAAATTGCTTTACCAGGGCGGACTTCTAATTTAGTTCCACGAGGAAGCCTAGAAGCGTCTACAGCCATCATTGGATGCACTGTAAGTGATAGAGCGTCAATACGAGCACGTAACTCTGTATCAAGAGCCTTCTGAGCATTATAACCCTTCTCGCAGATACCACGTCCCCAGAAACGACCAGGAACAACGTCCCAAGGAAAAGACACAACAGGACGATCTTTCATCATGAATGGGTTAGCTTCAGCTTTTAGCAATACACCACCATTGGCAATAACAATGATTGCTTCTACATACTCTGTCTTATCTTTAACAGTTTCACCTTCATCAGCATCTTCGTTGAACAACTCACGAGGAACTAAACCATAATATTTAGTCAAGCGTACTTTGTCGTCTGTGTATAAGGTTAAGTCTTGTGTTGGCTCAAGATCAATATCGACCGCAGCTTCTTCAACATCAACATCTTTCCGGTAAATACCTGCTTCCTGTGCCATATGAATTTGATGGATAGGCACATACTCATCAATAGCAACACCTAAGGCTTCTTTGATGCTTGTGGCTACAGGATCAATGAGGAAGTTCTGTGGCATTACTGGACGAACTTTAAACACTGTTCGTGGTTGTTCCATTACTCCGACAGCTTGCATTCCGCCTTCAAGTATTGGTTGTGTCGCAGGAATAAGCTGAAGTTCTTCATCCGCCACAATTTCTGCTACACCAGTACCGAAAACAGCAGCATTTAGAATACACTCTGCAATTGCTTTACGAGCAGAAACAAACTTAAAGTCTTCATCAAGATGATTACGCAGATGGTAGATATCAGAACTATCTTGGTCCATCATGTCATCTTGAATGTCAAACCACTTACCACGTCCAAATGT